CTTTGTTGCCACTGTTTCTGGATATAAAAGTTGTGATAAAGTACCTATCTTATCTGCTGGATCTGGAAAAGGTACTGTTGCTCATAGTATTAGTTATGCCCTTACACTGCGTGATGGTTCCAAACAAACTGTTTATGCTGTGCAAACAATCTCCTATCACATTGATACTCAAAAAGGAGATTGTGGTATGATTGCTACCGTTAGTGATTATCAACTCCCCGCTAAAATCATTGGATTACACGTTGCTGGATCAAACCGTACTGCCGACTCAAATTACGCTACCCTCGTTACCTCAGAAACATTGACTGAAGCCATTAATGAGAACTTCCCCATGGAAGCTCACATTGGCCAAGGTTTTGATGTTTATAACCAACTCATCCCCGACTTTAAAATGCCCCTCTTACAAGAATTGGAGTTCCAAGGAGAATTTATTCCCATTGGAACTGTTGCTGCTAGTGGTGAATCTTTGAAAACAAGGATTCGCCCCTCTTCGATTTATGGAAAACTTGCTGAAATGACTGTTGACGCTGAACCCGCCTGGAAAATTTGGAATGAAAAATATGTTACTGACCCTCGCTTTGCCGCTACTAACCAACCCACACTCAAACGCCCCGCCCGCTTACAACGCTTTCGTAATGCTGAAGGAGAGCTTATTGACCCCTTACTTAAGGGTATTCAAAAAGCTGGACTTCAAGCACTTACTTGTGATACTAAGAACCTCGCTCTCGCTACTAACTCTGTCAAAAGCTATTTGTATTATGATAGAGTTGGTTCAAACCGACCAAAGATTTTGTTGACTCATGAACAAGCCATTTGTGGCATCTCTGATAAAGATGGTATAAATGGTATCTCGCGTGTTACTTCTCCAGGCTTCCCCTGGAGTCGTCTACCTCACAAAGGAAAAGGAAAAACCCATTGGATGGGTTTTGCTGATTGGGATTTCAGTACTGAAGGAGCTTTAGAGCTCAAGAAGTATTGTGATGAACAAGAAGCATTGATTAGAAAAGGACAACGACTGGATATCATTTGGATTGATACTCTTAAGGACGAAGTTTTGCCTCATGCGAAAGTTGAAATTGGAAAAACTCGCGTTTTCTCAAATGGACCTATGCATTACACCGTGCTTTTTAGGAAGTACTTTATGATGTTTATGGCCCATGTGATGGACAACAGAATTTCTAATGAAATTGCAGTTGGATTAGACCCCAACTCGTATGAATGGCAAACTCTTGCTAACAAATTAACTTGTAAAGGACCAAAAGTTTTTGATGGAGACTTTGCGCAATATGATGGTACCTTGTGTGCTAAAATTTTGTGGAAAGTCCTCGATATTATTAACGATTGGTATGATGATGGACCAACAAACCGCCTCGCTCGATCAACCCTCTGGGCTGATATTGTTCACTCTGTACACGCGTGCAGAGGAACATTATATCAGTGGACTCACTCAATTCCCTCAGGCTGCCCCATAACTGCTATTGTTAACTCTATTTATAATAGTCTCTCTATGCGTGTAGTCTTTCTCGAAATGTGCCCTAACCGAACTATTCACG